TAGGGTTCACTCATGAGCAGGGACTGGAGGGACTGCCTGTCAGCCAGGTAGGTTGCTGACTGCTGGGACAGGTTGGCAAATGTCTGGGCGGTCCCGCGTACTACGGCAACTTCAACGTAATTTTCACTGAACCAGTTGTTGTTCTGGTCTCCCTCCACCAGCACGGCATCGGTGAGAATGCTGGCGTCGTTGAGAACCATGCTCAGCAGAACCGGATCGAGCTGGTATTCATAGCGGGCGTTAATGGCGAGGGATGCCGGGAAGCGCTCGAGGGCGTCTTTATAAATTTTACCGACCTTTTTTAGGCGTCTGGCGAAATCCTTCATCGCCTTGCGTTCTAACTGGTCAATGCCGGTCGGGTCTTGTTTGTTGCTGGGTAGGATTGCGAACCTAGGCGTCTTACTCCTCTTCGTCATCGTCATCGTCATCCTCCGGCAGCGGTTTACCCCCGCCAGGCTCATAACCTGCTGCAACACGGATTTCATCAACCGTGAACACCTGCTCCCCGGAGGCGAGAGCGGTCTGGTTGATGCTGCTCATTTTGCTGGCGCTTTCGAGTTTGTCAGAGGGCGATTGCTCGTTTAGCTCATCCCAGACGATGCTAAATTTTGCCACCGGTTTGATCATTTGCAGGCCTATGAGCTTATCGACCATATCCTCAATATCGAACGACAGATCACCCCGGCGTGACTGGCAGCGACTGTTGAAATAAATCTGGTCCTCAGTACTGGCCCGCTCTCCTGACTGGTTGCCAACGATGATGCGCGAGGGAATATCAACCGAGGCGCAAAATGTCTTTAGATTAACCTCATAGGTGGGCTCCGGGTCAGAGACGGCATTAACCATCGATGTGACCTGAGCACCCTGAGTAATCAGTAGCGTGTCATTACCACGATTTAGTTCGCGTGCGGCTTCGTTAAAACGCTCCTGCAGTTCATCCACCGTGACGCCATACAGTGAGGCCAGATTTTTGAAATCGACCTCTTTGTCGAAGTTGATGCTTTGCTGACGCGCCGCATTCTTCAGAAACGACTCACCTGAGCCGCCTTCGACTTTCTCCAGGCTGACGCAAGCGTTATAACCTGGCTCCAGAAAACCGATCTCGTCATCTGACATATCGCCGATTATCAGAACGCGGTCAGGGTGAATCTTACGCTGTGCAGTGCTGCCGTCCGATAGCGTCTCTGTGTACTGCCACATCGTGATAGCGCCATTACTATCTCGGGTGGCAACCTTCAACGCGCTTGCCCAGACAGGCGTGATTTTCTGCAGCGCTTTACCTTTAACAACTGGCTCAATCCACGCCTTGCTGTCTTTGACGTGCAGCAGGATGCCAGCCCAGCGCCCCACCAGCCGCCTTATATCTGCTTTGGCAAATGCGCGCCAGAATCGGTGATTAAATACCTGATTACTGGAACGTTCCCACACGGTTACCTCTCTCGACTCATCGGACTGCTCGCCCTCAATGACCTGCGGGTTTGTTTTCCAGCAATTTGATGCCAGTTTATTTACTGCGCCGTTAGCAATGCCGCCACGCCGGTACAGTTTGTACAAATCATCGAATGTCAGGTTTTCTTTAAAGCCGTATTCGCACCATGCGGTCTCGCGCTTTGTATCCAGCCCCATGCCAGGGTTGAATGCCATTGCGCGCGCACGGGCCATCCTGACGTCATTCAGCGCGTGATTGACGGCGAGTGTTAATTTATCAGTCATGGTTTTCCTGCTGGTGGATTTCAGGCAATAAAAAAGGCCGCCAAAGCGACCTTTAGTTAATGAACTTTGCCGGATTACTCCAGTAAAAGGCCCTCAGCGCAGGCAGAATTTTCAGGTTAGCCGGATGTGCTGAAACAGCTCAATGCGCCATTCGAACTCCTGCGTATAGTCCGGCTTGCGAAAATCGAAGGATAAAGAAATATGCATCTTGGGCGATCATTTTTGGAACAAAGAATTGACCAGTTAGTGGCGCTGTTAAATAGTGAGGTCACTGGCGTATGGTGCGCCGGATAAGGAGATACCTCATGGGCTATTACGTTTTAAAGAAAACAAGAAATACACCGGCGCTGTCAATGTCTTCGACCCTATCTACATTTACTCAGCAATACTACTTCGTTTTAAAAGCAACCAACGGCGAAGTTATTGCTACAAGCGAAATGTACGATTCCAAACAGGGTGCTGAAAATGGGATTAGGTCAGTTCAGTCAAATGGCAGTACAACTAATATACGTGATGAAACCTAGATAAGAAATTTACAAATAGGGCTTTTTTGGCCCTATTCAACATAATGGGTGTTACCCGCCATTCAGAAATTCCACTCATGCGAAATTCATGATGGACGGGTTATTTCTATATGATTTCTTCATGGCAAAGCTGAAATCAGGCTGCATAAACCGTGAATAAAACCGGCCTAAAAATGCATAGCCAAAAATCTTAGTGAAAGGGTTATTTTCGGCACTCTCACCACAAGTTAGCTTTAACGTCCCTGCAGGCGCTTAGGAATCATCATGCCCATCGTCTGAGCCTTGCGTTTAATGTGTCCATCAAGACCGTATCTAATGCCATCCCAGCAGTGTTCATTTCCATCTGCCAGTTTCGGTAATACCTCGCCGGTAATGCGGTCAGTTTTGTAGGACCACATTCGGGCTTCACGCGCCACGTTCTTACAGCGTGGGTGGATAATGATTTCATCAAAGCCGCGCAAGTGGGCAATACCATCCTCTACACTGCCCTGCCACTTCTCAGCCGCAGAGATATTGAATCCCTGACGCCTGAGATAGCTGATTGTTTCCGGGCGCGCTGAGTCAGCTTTGATGGGCCAATCGCGTGCACCGGGGATGGTGTCATATAGAGCAGGCATGTGGTCGAGTTCGGTTTGCTGTCCATAGGCTTCGTACTCAACATAGAGTCGGTTGTGCAAGATAAATGAGCGTGTCAATGTGTTGGGGTCTTTGGCAAAACCGAAGTCAGCACCAAAGAAAAGCCGCTCAGCCTCTTTCCACAGATTGTCTGAGAACTCAGCAACACGGTATTTTCCAGCCAGCACCTGTTTGTCTGAGTTTTCGAGGTATGCGCCTTCCCATACCCAGGCATAAGTTGCTGGATCGAGACGGCGCTCATCGTTCTGTCGCTCCCTCTCCAACACGTCAGGAAACCAGGGGTTATCCGTGTAATTCATCTCTACGGTTATGCAGTCGTCACCAGCCTCTTTGCGGAACCGCTTATCGGTAGCACTGCCGTCGCGCTCCGGGTTCCACGTTACCCAAATCTCCGAACCTTCTTCACGGACTGTAGGGCTAAGCTTCTGCCATGCAATTTCACTTACTGACTCAGCCTCGTCCACCCAGCACAGTAGAATACGCGCTTTCGACTTGATGCTGTCCAGGTTGTGCCGCAGACCAGAGAAAACATATGTCACCGTTTTGTCGATGGTACGGATGTATTTATCACCAATGTCAAAGTTGGACGCCAGCCATGGGACGGAGAGGATCGCCTGCTTAACCTCCTGCATGCTCGACTCCTCCAGTGAGTTCATGAACTCACGCGCACAAAGGATCACGCCGCTCTCACGATTCATCATCGCTTGATATGCCCTGACGGCTGTCATCAAGGCAAACGTGCGTGTCTTTGCACTGCCGCGCCCACCATGTGAACAGCGATAGCGTTTACCTACCGCAGTAAAAAGGGGGGCAAGTTTAGCGGGGATTGGAAGTTGTACGGCGTCACTCATGCTTCGGCTCAACGGGTAAAAGCTGAATCACAGTTGGTTTTGATGCCATGCTGCCATCAGGGCTGGTGTGCTCAAACTTCTGCCGGTTAGTGTAGGCTTCCCCAACCTCTTTGGCTGCCTGTTCCATCAGTGATGCGGCCAGCGCAAGATTCTGCATTTTTTCTGCCTTGTTCATCATGCGATCAAGCGTGCGTAGACGATAAGATTTATTGGCAATCGGGATGTCAGATATTTCGGTCTGAAACCGGGCGCGTGTGCTGTTAAACAGAGCGACCCACTTTTTTGCAAGCCCCTTGCCGCTGGCCTTTGTAGGATCGTGTGATTCAATCTGTTGGGGTGTGACTTTAATGCCAAATTGTTTTTGGACGGCCTCAGCAACAATCGCTAGCGAATCAAAGCATGCAAGTGACTGAATGATGAAGGCTTTCACCTCTGGTTTTAATGCAGCCATATTTCACCATTCTTCCAAAGCATTCTAAAATTTACGCCAGTTTCATCAGGCACGTTCCACAGGCTCTGGCTACATTAAGCTGTGCCACCTCAGCGGGCTGACTTGCGGCTTCCACCAATTGCTGAACGTCAGCGCTGGCACCATATCGGCGAACAACGCCAACGAACTCCTCAACGTCATGCCCCCGCATTGTCATAACTGGTCGCCCCTCTGAATTGAACTTAGGTGCACCGAATTCATCCCGCGCCTGTGCTATGTGATAAAGCTCATGTTCTATGAGAGCGCAGAAGTCGAGGTCACTGCATTCACAGCAGTAGTCTGCAGCCAGCGTTATGATGAAGCGGGGAACATATCCGAACCACTCATGCATCTGTTGCTGCATGCGCGCCTTTTGCCAGCCACCTGCCCGCATGATGATCTCCTCAGCCTGACCCAGCACAGTTCTGCCGCGTTTAGTGAAAGCGCTCGATGCCCACATAAATCGAATATCAGCGTGCTGTAGGTGGAGATGCTCAGGATTGTGCAGTACCCCGTCTTCACTGAGGATGTGTTCAGTGATCCACTCATGAATTTCATTAGATGGGGTCAGGCTGATGTGAGGGTTAAATTCATTCAAAAAACTTTCTGGTGGTCGCGGTCGGTTTAACTGGTCGATTTGCATGGGCCTATCCTGTCCGTTTAGTCACTACCACTTCAGCCTCCGTACCAGATGCAACGCGCAGCCATACTACCCATGGAGCGTATACATTTAGAACGCGACCGGCCTGATGCCAGGCGATTGAATCTGCACTATCGGCATACTCAATAAACCCCTCAGCGACGGTTACGTGCCCACTGTTCGTGCCGTCCG